AGATAAGTATGATCCTAAGCCTAATCATAAAGAGTATATTGAGAATAAGTATATGAATGGTAAGCATGAGTAAGAAGAAGCGAGAAGAGTCTGAGGTAGTAGTTACTTATAAGAAGAAGCGTGGTAGGCCTGTTGGTATAGAGCCTCTTATTGCTTGGCAGATTGAGTTGGATGGTGAGCATCTTGGTTATTCTACTACTCTGAATGGTGTTAGTAGTATTCTTTATGATATGGGTTGGAAGGTGTGGGCTTATCGTCGGACGCCTGATAAGAAGGGTAGGCCTAAGTTTAAAGCGCGTGTTGTCAGATTTGATAAGGAGAAGGATCTGTAATGGCTGTTGCTGGTACTATTAAGAAGGCTAAGTTGGCGGCTGCTAAGGAGCGCCGCTTGGAGCGAGGTAAGAAGAAGATGGAGGCTAAGGCTCTTCGTCAGGCCCGCAAGTTGAAGGAGAAGCAGCGTGTTTAAGTTTTACACTAAGGGAGACGACCGCTTGTTTGAGGGGGCTATTTTTCTGAATGGTCAGAAGATTGCTACTTTGTATGCTGGTGTGTATCCTGATGGTGAGATTGTTATTCAGGTTGAGGATGGTAGTGGTAGGTTGCAGACTGAGTGGAGTGATTATGAAGAGTCTGATTGATGTTATCAAGCGCGAGACGAATAAGCCTCGTAATGATTATATGCTTCATTTCTCGTCGCACTTGATGAATGATCGTCATACTGTTTTGTATTTTCATCATGGTTATCCTGAGGATTCTTGGGATAAGCCTTGGATGAATACGCTTCCTCTTTTGCAGGGCACGGCTATTCATGAATATGTGCATACTCTTATGGGTGAGCATCACCAGCCGTATGCTAGTGAGGTTCAGATTATATGTAATGATTTTGAGTATCCTTGGACGGGTACGGTGGATGCTTATACTGAGGATTCTAATCAAAATGTTGTTTTGGTAGATTATAAGACGATTAGTGGTACGTCGTTTGGTTTTCTTGATGGTCCTAAGCCTGAACATATTATGCAGGTTAGTGCATATTTTCATTATGGTATGCCGGGTGTGGGTAGTGTTGGTATTTTGTATTTGCCGACGAGTCCTGATTATCGTAGGCGCTGGCCCGAACCAGTGTTTTATGATGTTACTCCTCATCCTAAGGAGGCAATTGAGGGTAGGATTCGTCAGGTTGAGGCTGCTATTGGTTTGTATCCTTTTGATTTGCCTGATCCTATGATGGGTACGAAGGAGTGGAAGTATAATAAGAAGGAGAAGCAGTGGGAGCATTGGCTTCGTCCTCATTATTCTAGTATGTTTTGTCCTTGGAAGGACCAAGAGGATGATCCGTGTGGTTGTAGTAATCAAAAGCCCGAGTTGTTGGAGGTTAGCGATGAAGCGCCTGAAGCGACTGTGGAATAGGTATAATCCTCGCCGTACATATATTGAGATGGATGACGCTATGATCGCTTGGATGAGTCAGTTGGGTTATGTAGAGTTGTATCGTGGCGAGTGGTTCTTTACTGAATCTGGTATTGATGCCCTTAAGGAGGGGATTAAAGTTGCAAACATTCGTTCCTGAAAATACATTTTCTAATAGTGTTTTTGTGCTTGATCGTCAGCGTCTTGGTAAGCAGCGTGTAGAGACTCTTCAAATTATGAAGGCTCTTGCTGGTCTTAGTAAGGGTTGGATTAATCATCCTGCTACTCGTATGTGGCGGGGTTATGAATATGCTCTACTTATGTATCAGCATTATACTGTTGAAGAGTGGAAGCGCCGGGGCTACAAAGACACTTGTTGGGATAAAACTAAAGCCGTATACGACGAGTTTTTTGATACATCTATGTATAAATCGTGTGATATAGGAATGCCACACTGGTGGGGCGATAATCGTGTGCATGATTCACACAAATCAGCCCTTGTATTTAAGGATCCGGTATGGTATAATACGATCTATCCTGATGTTGTTGGAGAATACAATTATTATTGGCCTGTAGCCAAGGAGGACTAATGATCCCGAAGGATCTAACAGAGAAGTTTCATCCTAGTCTTGTCAAGAAGAATCAGAGCAATCAGGATTATGTAGCCATTGATGGTTATATTAATCGTTTGAATGATGTGCTTGGTCATGCTTGGGCGTGGCAGATTAATACTTGGCAGATTACTGATGCTGCTCCGACTAAGAGTGGTAAGCCACAGTATATGGCTGTAGTGCAGGGTACGCTCACTATTATCTTGTCTGACATTGGTGTTGTTAGTGTTGGAGAGGATGATGAGGATGCCTTTTTGACAACACAGAAGGCTATGATTAGTCGTGATGGTATCGGAGCGAACATTAATTTTGATCCTGATACTGCCGTCAAGTCTGCTCAGGCTGAGGCGCTTAAGAAGGCGTGCCACCAGTATGGTATTGCTCTCTACTTGTGGGACGCTGCGGAGCGTGATTTTGTAGAGTTGCAGCGTCAGGCTAGTAAGAATGATGTTGCGTTGAAGCAGTTGGTAGTGGCGTATACGCAGCGAGCACTAGAGTTGGATCCGGGTACTATGCCTGAGAAGGATCAGATGATGGAGGTCCTTGATATTGAGGATCTTGATATTGAGTCTATTCGTGAGGCTCTTACTAAGAAGGGAGTATTGTAATGAAGATGTATCAAGTAAGGTTCCTGCTGGAGACTATGGCAGTATTGTTTGAGAAGAAGCGGGATATTATGGCTCTTCTTGATGATATGTCTAGCCGCATGGAAGAGTTGGAGATGGAGTTGGAGCAGTTGATGACTGACGCTGGCTTTGATGTTGTTAATAAGCAGTTTGGTCGTGGCTGGTGGGACAGCACCGCGTATGACTCTTCGCTTAAGATTGGCCTTGACGCTGACGGTGCTTGTGACTGTCAGAATTGTAAGCCCGACTCGTCGTATAGGATGGACTAATGCTAGAGATTCGCTATGAGAATGATGGTGACGTGCTGAATATGCCGTACCGTAAGTATCTACAGGATGGTGCATACGACCTTCATGCTAATGAGAAGGTAAGCATTCCCGCTAAGGGCCACGCTATCGTAGATACAGGTATTCGTATTCAGATTCCTGTGGGGCACGTCGGCCTCATTTGTAGTCGTAGTGGACTCGCAGCAGACAAGGGCATCTTCGTACTTAATGCTCCCGGTATTATTGACTCTGGTTATTCTGGGAATATCAAAGTTATCCTTGGTAATCTTGGTGATGCGGCATATCATATTGGTAATGGTATGCGTATTGCTCAGATTATGATTATTCCTCTATCAGAGTATTATTTTAATCCCGGTAAGGTATGGGGCGCAGAGCGTGGCGAGAATGGTTTTGGAAGCACAGGACTAGACCCGGAGTTTTAATGCCTATAATTGCTATTGATACTGAGACTACAGGCGTAGGATGGCACGACGAAGCCTTTATGGTTAGCCTTGCCTATACTAATGTAGATGGTGGCATCACATCGTATGTTTGGGATAAACGTGAGACAGCCCATTGGGACTACGCTCTAGAAGAGATTGACTATTATCTCATCGGAGCCGATAAGATCATCATGCACAATGCCAAGTTTGACATTCAAAAATTGTGTCGTCTAGGCTTTCCTACTAGTCTATTTGCAGACAAGTTTGAGGACACACAAGCCATCGCGCATTTAATTGATGAGCATCAGTCTACAAGTCTAAAGTATCTAGCCCGCACAATCCTTAAAGAAGAGACGGACGAGGACGAGGTGCTGAAGGTCTGGCGGCGTAAGAATAAACTAAAGAAAGAGGATGGTTATGAGCCAATCCCAAACGAAATCCTTGCTCCTTATGCAGCCAAGGATGCAGAGTTTACTTTGCGTCTATACGAGAGTCTATGGCCTCGCTTGCCCAAGGACTTGCACCCTCTGTACCAGATCGAAAAAGACTTGACGCTCGCTTTGCTTCGTATCGAAGCGCAAGGCATGAGCGTTGATCAAAAGTATATTACATATAAGCGTAAGGAGTATGGTGATCGGATTTACAAACTTAAGTCTCGTATTGGGGAACTTGCTGGCGAAGACTTCAACCCGCAGTCACACCAGCAGGTCCTTGCGGCCCTCCAAGAGCGAGGATTCGTGGTATCCTCTACCTCCAAGGACGCGCTCAAAGAAGTCGATGATGAACTAGCACGGCTTATTCTAGAGTTGCGCGAGGCTAACAAGATTAAGTCAACGTATTTTGACGCTTTGCATGATGAGGCTAAAGATAATATTCTTCATCCTAATTTTCGTCAGCATGGCACAAGGACTGGGCGCATGAGTAGCGGAGCAGCAGAAGCATGATTAGTGTTATTACACCGACATATGAGACAAATCCCGACATTCTCGCACGAACATGGGCTAGTCTGAAAAACCAGACATACACGGATTGGGAGTGGGTTGTTTGGGATGACTCGTATACTAGTAGTGTATGGAGTCAGGTATACGGCTTTTGCTCTGATGAGCGGTATCGCATTCGTTTGTTTCGTGGTCACACAAATTCTGGTATGATCGGTCAAGTCAAACGATGGGCATTCATGGTCGCACAAGGAGACATTCTCGTAGAATTAGATCATGATGATGAGTTAACATATGATGCTCTCGCAGAGATTGATAAGGCTTTTAAAGATCCTAGCGTTGGCTTCGTATATTCTAATTGTAGTGAAATCAATCAAGAAGGCGAATCTTGTAGGTATCCTGAGGGTTGGGCGTTCGGATACGGCTCAGAATACTATGATGAAGAGTATGGTTATTGGGTGATGCGCGCACCAGAAATCAACGCTATAACGATGAGTCATATTGTTAGTATGCCTAATCATGTTCGTGCTTGGCGTGCTAGCGTTTATCGTGAACTTAATGGTCATAATCCTCTTCTTCGTGTAGCAGATGATTATGAGTTTATGGTACGAACTATGCTACATACTAAGTATCATCATATTGATAAGTTGTTATACTTGCAGCATATTAGCCCATTCACTGCTCAGCGAGTGCATAATGCTGAGATCCAACAACGAGTAGCGTTTATCTCGCATAAATATCAAGACCAGATTAAGGCTAAGTTTGCATGAACGTACAGAATATTCCACGAAGCCAGAAGGATGTGAAGCGTGCATTCGTCCCGAAACTTGACGCATACCTATTCTTTGATTACAAAGCCATTGAAGTCAGGCTTCTCGCATACTACTTGGCCGCAGCAATCGGTGATCATTCTCTGGCTACCGAAATCAACAACGGCTCAGACCCCCATGCTATTACCGCTCAAGGACTCTTCCAACAGACAAGCGTCACAGACGAGCAGAGGCAAATAGGGAAGACACTAAACTTTAGTATTATTTATGGTGGTGGTACGCCTACCATCATGCGCCAACTAGGAGTTCAACACAAAGAGGCAAGGCGCCTACTCAATGCTTATCATGAGACTAGGCCCGGTATTAAACTTCTTAACCAGAGTATCGCAGAAACATTGGATATGCGTGGTTATATCCAGAGTTTGTATGGCCGCAGACTGCACGTCCTAGAAGCACACAAGGCGCTGAACGCTTTGATTCAAGGATCAGCCGCCGACCTCATGCGAGACAGCGTAGTTCGTGTCAACAATCATCTATACACCAAATATACTACACATATCGTAAATATCGTGCATGATGAGATCATCCTAGACGCTGACAATAATGAGATTCCAGAACTAGTTAACACAATCCCTACACTTATGGGGAATAAAACCGTAGAACAATTCGTTAGTATAGAAACAGATTGTGAGATTAGTTATACTAACTGGGCGAATAAGGAGCCGTATAATGCAGCATAAGAAGTGTACGCATTGTCATGAGACGAAGCACGTAGACGAATTCTATCAGTATCGTGGAACACCAGAGAGTATGTGTAGCGAGTGTCGTAAGGCAAAGACGCGGACCCGTACTATTATTAATAAGGGTATTGTCGCTGAGGCTAAGTATAAGCCTTGTCATTGTTGCGGCAAGGTGCTAGACCCGGCGCTTATTGATCTTCACCATCTTGATCCTACTGAGAAGGAGTTGAATGTATCTCGCGCTATTCATGCTCGTTCTCCTGAGCGTCTGCGCGAAGAGATTAGCAAGTGTGTTCCAGTGTGTCGTCCATGCCATAGGGAGATTCACTATGGCAATTGATGATCCAGTTAATAGTCCTGCCCACTATACTCAGGGCGAGATGGAGGTAATTACCGCCATTGAGGGATTGGGACTTGACTATCACCAAGGGAATGTGCTAAAATATGTAGCACGATACCGCTACAAGAATGGTCTAGAGGATCTACGTAAGGCTAAGTGGTATATTGATCGCCTCATTTACATTGAGGAGCAGCGAGCAATCCAAACACAAAGGAGTTGGGTATGAGAATTCTTAAGTTGACTAGTCCTTATATGAAGGGCAAGGACGTAAAGGACGCGCAGCGTGCGCTTAGCACTATTGGCGCTTGGGTTGGTAAGATTGATGGAGAGTATGGTCCTGTTACTGCGGCTGCTTCTAAGCAGGCCAAGTGGATGCTCGGGTACCGTCAGAAGGACTGCACGCAGACGTATGGTCCTCTTCTGCATGATTATCTTACTGGTAAGAAGAAGCCTTCTGTTCTTATGCGTCGCCGCGCAGAGCAGCGCAGGAAGACTAATAGGCCCATGCGTGAGCGTGCTCTTATTGAGAGCATTAAGTGGCTCGGTACAAAGGAGAATCCTCCGCATTCTAATAAGGTAATGTTCTCTGATTGGTATGGTCTGCGTGGTCCTTGGTGCGCTATGTTTGTTACATATTGTTTTGTGCAGGCTGGCAGCAAGGCTTTTAGTAAGGGTAATCGCTGGGCGTACTGCCCCTTCATGGTTAATGATGCTCGTGCTCAGCGCAATGGTCTTGTCGTTGTTCCTGTTGATAAGGTACAGCCGGGAGACATTGCTATGTTTGATTGGCAGGGCGATGGCACTAGCGATCATGTTGGTATTGTTGAGACGAAGCCGAACAGCAAGGGCGCCTTTAAGTGTATTGAGGGGAATACTTCTGTTTCGTCTGATAGTGATGGTGGAGAGGTCATGCGGCGTGATCGTAACAAGTCGCAGGTGCAAGTGTTTATTCGTGTCGTAGAGTAGGAGGAAGCATTGATTCTAGAGGCTCATAAGAATTGGTTTGAGAAGGAACGTGGTATTACAGGTGAGACTCTTGAGGCCTTTGGTGTAGAGTCTACAAGCGATGAGTGGGTTCGTATGCCGTATGATACTGGTGATCGGACTCGTAAGATGATTGGTCCTCGTGATTTTCGATTCACGAAGGGCGCGAAGGTCTGCTTGTTTCATCCTCAGCGTATCGTAGAGGACTCGTATGCTGTGCTATGCGAGGGCGAGACAGACACTATGCGGCTCTGGCAAGAAGGCGTGAAGAGCGTATACGGGTTGCCGGGATTCCAAGCATTTTCTGATGATGTTCTCGCGCCGCTCCACAAGTATGAGCGTGTCTTTGTCGTTCTTGATAATGACACAGATTATAATGTTCGCACAACGGTAGATACTGCTTGGGGTAGGCTTCGTGGTATTCTCGGCTCAAAGGCTAGGCGGATCAGTCTCCCAACTGATGTGAAGGATATTTGCGAATTCTTTGATTCGTATAGTCTTGATACATTCAGGGATATTACTGCTAAGAGTATTGCTGGTAATTTTCATTATAAGCCACTTGATCTTAGTATTCCGCCGCCGCAGTACGAGTGGCTTGTGAATGGTTTGATCTGCAAGGGCGATACGACGCTACTTGTTGGCGAACCTAACGTTGGCAAGTCGTGGATCAGCCTTAGTCTCGCGGTTGCGATGGCTGAGAATCATGATACGTGGCTTGGTCACGAAGTATCTAATCATGGCAAGGTCTTGTATATTGATGAGGAGAATCCGCATGATGTTATTTATCATCGGCTTCACCAGTTGGGTGTCAAAAAGTTTGATAATCTACGCTACCTGCACAGGCAGGGCGTCAGGCTTGACCGTAACTTCGACAAGTTGCTAGACGAGGCTATTACTTTTGAGCCTACTATGATTGTGCTAGACTCGCTAACGCGATTCCATACAAAGGATGAGAATAATGCTGGCGAGATGGCTGGCCTCTTCAACGACAGTATCAACGTATTGTGTCGTGAAACAGGCGCAGCAGTTATCCTACTGCACCACACTAACAAGTCTGATTCTACCTCATCGTATGTCCGCACTCGCGGTTCCTCTGATATTGGAGCAGCCGTTGATTGTGGTATTGAGGCCCGCAAGACTGGCGCTAATAAGTTCAACCTAGTCCACTTCAAGAGTCGCAGAACCCAAGCAGGGGGCTTGACAAAAGTTGAAATCTGTGATACAATTGATGGGCAAGTTGATCTAATCGTATCAACCGACGCATTCTAAGGAGGTGAATTATGGAGACAGACGAGAATATTATTGAGTTTACTGGTGAGTGGCAAGGCGGAGACGATGAGATGACGGATGCTGAGTATGCTTCTGCTATGGAGGAGTTGCTTAGCGAGGTCGATCAAGAGCGCCTTGGTCGTATTGTCGCTGGTGTGCTAGAGTTCCTTACTGTTCGTGCTATTATTGATGGTCCGTTTTATCTTCTTACTGATGATGAGCAGGCCATTACGGTGATGGCTGCCAATGAGGACGCTACTGCGCTTCGCGCCGCACTGCCTGAGAACTTTAAGGCGTGGGATGATTACGCTGATACTGACCCCGAGTTTATTACTAATCGGGACACGGGGGATGAGCAGGATGAGCCTACCGCCTAATCGTAGTAAGCAATGGAAGGATTGGGAGCGTGAAGTTGCTCGTGATCTGGGAGGAAAAAGAACCGGACCACGAGGATTTGATGTTCCTGATGTAGTAGACTTGCCAGTGGAGTTTGCTCCAGAGTGCAAGTACCAGAAGCGGCTCTCGCTAAAAGACGCAGACCTTAAGCAAGCAGCGCATAACGCAAGAGATAAGGATTGGGCGCTCTTCTTGCGAGAAGCCCGCTCTGGTAGAAGGTTCGTAGTTGTACCCTATAAGATGTTCCTCAAAATGTGGGACGAGTATACTAAGGAGAATACAAATGAGTGAGTATGTTACTATTGCTGGTATTGTGCAGTTCGATCCTCGTACCCGTCAGGCTGGCGGCAAGGAGGTTCGTGACGTGGTGATTCGCGCCATTGGTTCTAACAAGAACTTTAGTGTCACGATCTGGCCTGAGAAGGCTAGCATCCCCGTCAACAAGGGCGACTTCCTTGTGTGTGACGGTAAGTATTCGCAGAGCGTCGGCCAGAATAAGGCTGGCGAGCAGGTCACGTATCATAACTTGTCGGCCACCACGATCATTCGTGTCGCTGGCGATGATACTGTTACCGACTCGCAGCCGGTTCCCGTCGGTGCTGCCGCGACCGGCGACGACTTCCCGTTCTAATGTGGACCCCCGAAGAGTTCATCGGGGAATACAAGGGAGCGATTGCGTCTGCTGCTTACACATTCCGTAAAGCCGCAGAATACGAGGACTTGTATCAGGAGGGCATGATCGCCTTATGGCGGTGTCCGCCTGATACAGTCTTCAAAGTGTGGTATTTAAGACAAGAAGGTAATAATGAGGATGTAAAAGTGGTAAGTCGTATCGTATATAATCGGATGAAGGATTGGGTTCGATTCACTAAGCGACTGCGACACAATCACGCTGTAAGTTATGAGGAGATCCTAGATGGAATATACGAAGACAGTAGTAGAGAATCTACTGAGGAACTATTATAGTCTACAGCAACACCCTGATTCCACCTTCTCATTTTATTATCTTGACTTGGTGTATGGTTTGAAGGAGTTGTATAAGCAGAATAGTGTATTATATTACACGCTTGTTAATGTGTTTATTAGTGGTATGCCTATTCAGGATCAAGCGTATAATGATGGTGTCACTACCCGCATGGTTAATTATAGGTTGAATGATGGGTTAGAGGCACTAACTAATCTTATGAATGGAGTTACAGTTGAAGAGAGTTGATACTAAAGATAAGAGTCGTTTTGAGTTTGGTCTTGATAAGCCTTTGGAGTTGAAGGGCGACTGGGCTGTTACGGCTGATTGGCACGTACCCTTGTATGATGCGGAGTTGGTAAACGAGTTTCTTGATGAGGCTAGTGATTACGCTAATCTTCTCATTGCTGGTGATTTTCTGAATGGTGACTCGCTTAGTCAGTATTACCCTAAGCAGAAGAGTGCTGGCATTGAGAAGGAGGTTGCTGAGGCTAAGGCCCTCATGGAGATTCTTTGTTCTAACTTTAAGCATATTGTGTTTCTCATGGGCAATCATGATTATCGTTACACGAAGGCTGCGGAGTACCGCGAGTCTTTTGTAGAATCTATGACGGAGGTGTTTAAGGATGTTCCTCGTCACGGCTGCAAGTTGGTGTTTAGCAATCTTGATCATTGCTATATCACAAGCAGCAAAGAGCGTTATTTCATTGCTCACCCTAGCACGTACTCCAAGAGTCCGCTGAATAATCCTCTTGCTATTGCAGAGATTAAGAAGTGTCACGTCTTGACTGCTCATACGCATCATTGTGCTATGGGTTGGGATCCTAGTGGCGAGTATATTGTTGGAGAGTTGGGTGGGTTCTTTAATATTCCTCAGACGGAGTATTTGCAAGGCACGACGGCGTACCCTAACTGGTGTAATGGTTACTGGTTTATTACTAAGGGCAGGCCGTATATGATTAGTCATGGTTCTCGTGGTTTGCGGTGTGTAAGTAACGGAAAGTAAAAATCGAATGGGGCTGTGGCGGAATTGGTATACGCAGCGGACTTAAAATCCGTAGCCTCCGGGCGTGAGGGTTCGACTCCCTCCAGCCCTATTAGAAAGGAGAAAGATGAGTCTACCTACTGATTATCAGACGTTTATCGCAACGTCTCGTTATGCGCGTTGGCTTGATGATGAGAAGCGACGCGAGTATTGGCCTGAGACAGTCAGCCGGTACGTAGAGTATATGGATCGGCACCTCCGATCCAAGCATAATTATAAGATGGATGCTACGCTCAAGGCAGAGTTGCTTGACGCCATCATTAACCTAGAGGTCATGCCTAGTATGCGTGCCCTTATGACCGCTGGTCCCGCATTGGAGAGGGAGAATGTCGCTGGATATAATTGTTCGTATACTCCTATTAATCATCCTCGCTGCTTTGATGAAATTCTATATATCCTAATGAATGGTGTTGGGGTTGGCTTCTCTGTAGAGCGCGACGATATTAGCCAATTGCCTATTGTTAATGAGCACTTTGAGAAGAGTGATACGATTATCAAGGTTGGCGATTCTAAGGCTGGTTGGGCCAAGGCTCTTCGTGAACTAATCGCTATGCTATATGCGGGTCAGGTTCCTTCGTGGGACGTGAGTCAAGTACGGCCCGCTGGTTCTCGCCTCAAGACTTTTGGTGGGCGAGCGTCTGGTCCTGCACCCCTTGAAGACTTGTTTAAGTTTACTGTTAATATTTTTCAGAATGCTGCTGGCCGCAAGTTGTACGCCTTGGAGTGTCATGATCTTGTATGTAAAATCGCTGAAGTGGTCGTTGTTGGTGGGGTACGCCGCTCCGCCCTCATCTCGCTATCAAACCTGTCTGATGGACGGATGCGCAATGCGAAGTCTGGGGAATGGTGGACTGACAATCCTCAACGTGCACTTGCTAATAATTCCGTCGCTTACTCGGAGACGCCGGGTATGGATGCGTTTATGGAAGAGTGGTTGAGTCTCTATCAGTCTAAGAGTGGTGAGCGTGGTATCTTCAATCGGCAAGCCGCACAAGCACAAGCCGCTAAGAATGGTAGAAGGGAGTACGACCATCCGTTTGGTACTAATCCATGCTCTGAGATTATTCTTCGCCCGCACCAGTTTTGCAATCTTACTGAGGTTGTGGTTCGCGCATCAGATGATTGGCATTCACTTAAGCGTAAGGTTCGGTTGGCTACAATCCTTGGGACCTTCCAAGCGACTCTTACGGATTTCAAGTATTTGCGTAAGGTGTGGAAGCAGAACACGGAAGAGGAGCGTCTGCTCGGCGTGTCGCTCACGGGTATCTTTGATAGTAAAATCCTGACCGGCAAGAGCGCGTATGTTGTTGGTCCTAATCTGCGAGAGATGCGTCACGAGGCGGTGAGAACTAATGCGAAGTATGCTGCTGCGATTGGTATTCCTGTGTCTACTGCCATTACTTGTGTCAAGCCTAGTGGTACTGTCTCTCAATTGGTGGACTCCGCTTCCGGTATTCATCCTAGGTATAGTGAATATTATATTCGTCGTGTGCGTGGTGATGTCAAGGACCCTTTGACACAATTCCTTATGGATGCTGGTATTCCTCACGAGCCTGATGTGATGAACCCGGATAATATGATGGTCTTCTCGTTCCCACAGAAGTCTCCTACGACGTATAAGAATGAGTTGACTGCTCTTGAGCATTTGGAGTTGTGGCTCGCGTATCAGGAGAATTGGTGCGAACATAAGCCTAGTATCACTGTTAGCGTCGCTGAGGACGAGTGGATGAAGGTTGGGGCTTGGGTGTATGATCATTTTGATCAGGTGAGTGGTATTAGTTTCTTGCCTAAGAGTGATCATACGTATCGTCAGGCGCCATATGAGGCTATTACTAAGGAGGAGTATGAGGCGCTTGTTAAGGAGAGTCCGAAGAGTATTGACTGGGCTGCTTTGGCAGACTATGAGTTAGAGGATACTACTGAGTCTAGTCAGACGTTTGCTTGTACGAGCGATGCGTGTGAGGTTGTGGATATTAAGGGATAAAAAAAGAGGACCGGGCAAATGCCCGGTCCTCTATTAACCCATAGCAGGCGGTCCGCTTGGCGGACCCTGCAAACTATATTTACTCTTTAAATATTCCAAAACATCTGATAAAGTAATATCTTCTCTAACACCAGCAATACCGGCCAAAGCCAGCGGCTCTAATAATAGGTTCGCTACACCCGGTAGTGCCTTTGTTGGGCCTATTGGCCTTCTTAATCCGCTTGAAGGATTAATCTGTGTTCTAGGAACTCGCTCTTGCTCAGACGGAAGACCTTCCCAAGTAGAACCAGTCCCATAACCAAGCGACCCAAAACGACGAGCCTCATCAGCGGGAAGCATCCTAAACGCGCTAGGATGCGCAGTTCCTTGGTCCAAATTTAACTTACGAGGGCCAATACGTAAATTAGACCACACATTCTTGCCGCCCCGTCCCTTAGGATTAACATGCATAATATCTGCTTCATCCAAAGGAATTCCCGGAAAACGCGACTTAAAGTCTAAAATCATACGCCGCATATTTTTATTATATTCTTTGCCAGAAGTAGGCAAAACCTCATTAGGCCTTCCCTTTTTTATCATATCAGCATTATGCTTACGCAACCGCTCTGCTAAAACATATTTTAATGCATATGTCTCACGCGCCCTACCAGTTGGCCTATCCTCAATATTTTCAGCAAAAACATCTCCAGTTGCTTTACGCCTTGCAATATCGCGCCCACTTTGCCGAGGCTTACTACTAGTATCAACTGGTCTAACTGTCATTGCGGACGCTTTAGGCCCCCTACTAAATTCTGGCTTTACAAACTGATACTTATTTAATTCTTGTTGTCTAGGACTAGTTAAAATCTCTCCAGTAAAACTATTAACTACACCACTAGACGTACGAACAAATTTTGGCGTCTTTGTCTGCATCCATCCAGCAAGTTTTTGACGCCTATCTTCGCTGCTTGGACCCATAATTACTCAGACCAACCCTTACTAGCCTGATATTGCCGCACCACATTATACACAAGCGACAACACAGCAGCAATACCAGCCACAATCGGAGCCTGCACATCCTCAACATTATCAATCCCCGACACACCATCAACAAGCAGCACAGCCAAAAAGGCCTGCACAAACGTCAGCACCGCACGGGTGGCTACCTCGCGCCAGTTCATCGCTGACCCTTCAAACGAGGAAACACAGCCACAGGCTGCTTACCCATCATCATCGTCTTCTCCTGCTGATCAGGACTCTGAACCCGCGAACCAACAGGCTTAGCAACACGCTTCTTCTTAGCGCGCTTAGCAGCCAAATCAGCCTTATACGAACCCATATCAACCTTACCATTCATGTACGGCATATCATCCTCCTTATTAGATTGCCTGACTAACAAACCAAATAACCGCAGCAAGAATACCACCACTAAGAACACTCGTAGCAATCATAGTCTGCATACGCTTACCCTCAGCAACACCATCCCACTTCGCATTCTCCATCTCCAACTCAGTCACACGCCCATTAGTACGCTTAACCTCATCATGGATCTGACACAATCTCGCATCCAACTCATCAAGACGATGAAGGATAACCTGAATATCACCCTCACTCATTACATATCACCCTCCAATCATCTGAAGTAATCGTTGCGACTTCTTATCACTAGGCTTCTCATCCTCAATCTTAGTAAGAACAAGCCTAATCTGTTCCTCAGGCAACCCCTGAGCCTCAGCAGCAGGCAACCAAACCTGATACACATAATCACGCCGCCGCTGCCAATTCTCCACACCACTCAACCGCTCATTAGCCCGCTCAGCCAACTGAGACTCATTAACCTTATTAAGCACATAAGCCCCAACAACCTCGCCACGCTGCTTCTCATCCAACGCATCAAGATTAACCTTATACGTCGTAACACCCAAAGCAGACATAACAGCCGCAGGCCCACTACCAGTAAGCGTCTCAGCAGTACGCATCTCAGGAACACTAAGACGCCACTCGCTAAACCGCTCACCCTCCTCATAATTCTTAAGAATATCAGCCGCATTATCAATAGCAGAATACTTATTAGCAAGAGAATCCTTCTCATACTCCTGCGTCACAGCATCATACAAGCCGCGACCACGCCCAATATACGAACCCTTACCAATACCAGTAGCAGTATCATACAAAGCGCGAACAAAACCCTTACCAGACTGCTCACCAGTAAAATCAAACCTACCAGTACGCGGATCAACACCAAGCGTATCCTTAATAACCTGATTAACATAAGGGTTAGTAAACTCAAACACCGAAGCACCAAGATCAGTACCCGTCAGAAGATTCGCCGCAGCCGCCGCCATATCACCAGTCGTAGCAAACGGCGACAAAGCATTCATATCAACACGAAAATCCTCATCCTCAATACCAAACATCTCCTTGATCGTTTCAGGCATAGGAACAGTCATCATCATCCAATCAGGCACACCACTATTACTAGCCTGAATATACCCATACTGACCAACATTATACAACACATTCGTAGTAATAGGCTTATCAATAGCAAGCCTATAGGTATACGTCAACGAGTGCCGCTGCCACGCATAAAACGGCATAAGGAAGTTACGCAAAAACTGCTCAGACGCACTAAACCTATGATAATTACCCGACACAGTATTCGTCGTATAACGCATACGATGCTTCAACTCGGCATTAAAGAACGGCGAATTACGATCAAGAAGAAGATCAACAGCCGCCTCAAACGGCGTAATCGCATCATCACCCTTACGAACATTACCATCCCAATCAACACCACGACTAATATAATCACGAACCTCATCGCCAAGCATAAACGCATTAAACGTCGGATCCTGCCGCAAATAATCCACAGCAACATTACGACGAATAAACTCCTCAAACGCCTGAATCGTAGTATAACCAAAATTCTTAATATACTTACGGAACCACTCATGCTTATTCGACAAGTCACGAATAGTATCAGGAGTATTATCCCTAAAGTTAGCGTCCTGACGATACACATTATGATTAAACTCGTACTGCAACTGACGATTAACAGCATCAGACTCGCGCACAATATTACTCATACGAGTATCATTATTCTTACGCGCAATAGCCTGAGCAGTACGCATAAGAATCTTAGGAGCAGCAGCAGGATTATGAATCATCATCATAGTCAAGCCGCCAAGCACATTATTAGAAATAAACTTCGGGTTAAAGTTAAGCACCCACCACTTAAAGATATTCGTACCGCCCTTAAGCATAGGATTATTCAACAAGCGAGTAGCAAAATCATCGCCCTCAATAGCCAGAACACTTAACTGGCGATCAACCTGATTAGGTACAGCAAGAACAAAGCCGTGATCGGGAATGTCAACAGGATCAGAATACATAACATCCCGATAAGCAGCAAGCGTAGAATGCTGTTCCAAACTCTCATCAATAGCATAAGGCGCCCAATCCTCCACTCCACCACGCACAATAAACTCAACACGACCATCAGGCATACGACGAATACCCATACCAGCAGGCACATCAAGCGTCGAAGAAACCTCATCAAGAAGCCCATCCTCAAACAATAATGCTGTCTTCTCAAACTCGTCAAGCACTCCGCGCTGCCTAGCAAAATCACGCGCATCATTAATATTATCAAACGTGCGCACATTATGTAACACGCGATAACCAGAAACACGAGCGTCACGGCCCGTTACCTGAGCCGCCGGAATAAGCACCGCTTGCGACTCGGCCAACGTAGCAAGATCACGTTCAACACGAGCAACAAAATAATTATACTGACTACGCACAATTTGCGCAATACTATGCTCACGAATAGCACTATTCGCAATAACACTCTCCGTCTTAACCATCTTCTCATTCATCCTAACGCCACTCTGACCAGTCTCAGCAACCTTCTCAGAATAAAAACGAGCATTAGGATAAATATCAGCCATAGCATTCAAAGATCCAGTCTCAAGCAACTTCTGGCCCTGCTCAGGCGTCTCAACCCTAGCCGCCCTCTTGCCCTTCTTACCACGCACAAAAAACTCCTTCGGCATGGTAAACACTTCCGTCTCATCAACAAGACGACCATTAATCACACGACCATTATCAAGCGTATGCCGCAAACGTGGAATATGAAACTGCACAAAATCAGCACCAGCCGTCTGCTCCTTCGCAATAATAAGCACAGGACGACCAATATCACCAGCACCACCCAAACCATCACGGAAGATACCAGCATTATCAAGCACAAGAGCCTGCACAGCATTAACAAGTTGGTCCTCGCGCTCACGACGAACACTAGGCTCCAACTCGTCAAACACAGTACCAACCCGGTCAGCCGCCTGTGCAGCAGCAATAATCTCATCACGACTAGTAGGATCAACAAGTCGCGTCAAATACAACGCCAAAGCATTATTAGGACGAAGAACACGCTTCGTAAACCCCTTTAAACGCCCACGCTTACCAAACAAATGCTCAGGAGTAAGCCGCAAACCATTCATCGCCTCAGCATATAATTGGCGCAAATGATTAAGCGTAGTCGGAGTGATATCCTCATGCACAAGACGATTACGAATCGCCTCATCCTGACGAATAAGACGCCGATACAAGTCCATCGCCGCATCCAACTCCACATCCCCCGGCTTATACGCAGGATCAGCAATACGCGCACGAAGATCCTGCCGACCAGACTCCCACAACTCATCAAATCTAGCCTCAGCAAGCCCCTGATCAACAGCAGCCAACTCACGATCCATAAGATCATTCAACTTCTTCGTATACAACGCCTCATCATTACGCAAAGCAGGCACAACATTCCCCTGCTTATCACGAGTCAACGAGCGCAACTTATCCTGAAGCGCCTGACGTTGAATCTGCGGAGCAGTAGCCGGACCAACCAGTCCTTCGCCACCAAAAATCTCCGCCTCAATAGCCTGCCGCATCGGAGCACTAACACTAGCCGCCCCCTCAATATCCAGAATACGACTCTGACGATACAACTCGCTCGTATTATCGCCCCAATCATAAATACTCTCATTCTGAATAGCCTTAGTATACGACCAGCGATACCCAAAACGAGGCATATCAATCCACTTAGACAGAATAGCAGCAGTCTTACGCCCAGTCTCAGGCTCAGCCAACTTCTTCGCAGCAGCAGCCTCAGACTTACGACCAATCCAATACCAGCCCTCCTTAATGCCCCGCACAATAGGACTAGCAGGAAGACGAATAATCGCCTTATCAGACGCCTCAAGCACACTCTCAGGCTTCTCAAGAATACGCGAACGCGGCTCAAACAAAGCACTAGCACGCACAGTCCACTTATTCTCAATACCATCAAACTCCATACCCTGAGCCTTCCACTGCTCAAACCGACGTACACTCTCAGGATCACCATTAATAGCCGCCCTAAGAATCCGCCTAAAATTACGCGGATTAGGAGCAGAATCAATCTTACGCTGAAGCGACTCAACCTCAAACTTAGCAGCACGAGCCTCCTCAATCGGAGCAAGAATACGCCCAGCCTCAGCAATCTGATCCTCATCAAGCACATCAACCAACTCGGGATTCTCATCAAGCCGCCGAATAATACTCTCAGCCGACTCGCGCTGCACACTAGGAATAGCCTCAACAGCCTCCTCCACACGAGCAAGCCGCTTCTGAGACTCCTCAAGCGCCACAATATCAGCACGAGTAATGCCAACCTTACCACCATAACGAGGCACACGAGCAGCAATACTAGCAACACTAGCCGACTTCGTAGCAAACCCAATAACCGGCGCAACATCAAGAACATCAAGCATAACAGCAAGAGGATCCATCGCAACAGCATTACCCATCGCATCATAATTATCTTGATTAGTTACACCAGACCAGAAACCCTGAAACTTCCGCTTATTATCCTCATCAAGAATAAAATTACCATTCTCATCAACCTGATACGCAAAAGGATCATAATAGCGCCGCGCATAATCAGCCCAAATCGCATCACCAACTTGGAAATCAATACCGTCGCCCCAATCCTCTCGCTCACGACCAATAACATTCTCAATAGCAGCCTTAGCCTTATCCTGATCAACTACACCAAGAGTACCAACCGCAAGCGCCGTGCTTACAATACCAGCCGCAGCCTGACGAGGCTTCTTAATCGACTCTTCACCAGCCATCTTAGCCTCACCACCAGCAGCAAAAATACCAGACGGCAAACCAAGACCAAATCGCGCAAGACCCTTATTCCAGTTAACATACAAACCAAGAAGGCCCTTAGAATCCCAAGAAGCACCCTCAGGCTTCTCCTCATCACGCCACCAAACTTCCTTAGCCTTAAGAATATCATGCTCAGTAAGACCACTCATATAATTAAGCGCACGATTAGTCAAATCATTACCACTAGTAGAATTACCAACCACAGCGCCAACAGGCCCAAGCAGCATCGACAAAGCAGCACTAGTTGCAGTCCTAGAATACGACGGAGCCTCACCACTAATACCCGTAGCCGCATTAACAGACGCTTGAATCTGTTGAGAATACCGCTCGTCAAGAAGGCCTAACTGATCCTCAAGCGCCTTAATCTTCGCATTATTAGGCTTAGACCTAGACGAAGCAAGACGAGCATCCTCGCCCAAAGCAATCAACTCAATACCAAGACTCTGATCAGCAGCAGGCATATTAGGCGAAGCCATCGCCTTACCAGCCTTAATCAAAACCTTAGCAAGATTATTCTGATACGTACCACGAACATCATCATTACGAATCTTACGATTATTAAGATCAAACAATACGCCATACTTGCCTTCCTTAGAAGGCATAGCACCATAACGACTAACAAACCCACTAGCATCAGCACCATACTTGTCTACAAAACCAGTATAAAGATTTACTAACGAATTATATTGTGGCTTACCGGGAATAAGTTGTGTTGAAGCAGCCGCATCAAGCAGCGTTTCACGCGGAGTGCGATCAAAAAACTGAAAATCATAAACACTCTTACCACGTCGATATCGTGATAAAGCAACAGCCTGTTGCCAATTCTCGCCCATAAGACCAACAGTCTTTTTAGTTTTAGAGCGCCCATACAAGCCCGTATAGCCATACTTAGCCAGACCCATGGCCTCGCCAAAGGTATATTTAGGCTGCTTAATATCGGCAACGCTTGTAATTTTACCATCAACAGTTACAAAGCGCGGCCTATACGCTAATTGCTTAGACTCACTTCCTACAGTAATTGTACGCGCCATATAATTAATCCTTTACCGTCTAGCAGAACGATTACCGGGAGCAGGACGACTAGCGCCATAATACCCCGGCCTTAAAACCCCAGTTTCGGGCGCGCCTAATGCTTGCTCTTCTTTAGTAAAGTTTAACACCAAAAGAGGATTATTAGGATCGCCAGTATTTCCAGTCATAAGATATTGTTGAATAGCCCTAGGGTCAGTAACGTCAATTCTAGGTCCGTCACCGCCGCCTTCGGCGCCGCCAGATCCACCACCATAACCTCCACCATAACCGCCACCATAACCGCCCATAGCGCGACGATTCTGCTGAAACTGCATAAGCATACTAGCAACCTCAAACGGATTAGGCGCAGCAGCCATACGCTGCCCACGAACCTCAGCAAGCATACGCGCCAACTCGCGCCGCTGCTCACGAACAGCCTTACGAGCCTCACCAGCACCAAGCGTCAAAGCCTGACGCTGCTCACCCAACTGACCAAGACGCTCAGTCTCCAACGCCTTAAACTGCCCAGCAGCAGCCTGCATAAGCGCCTTCGACATAACATCCCCACCAGCCTCACCAACACCACTAACAGTACCAGCCGCCTGAGCAACATCACCAGCACCCTCAACACCAAGCGCACCACCAATAGCACCAATAGCCTCACTCACACCACGACCACCACGAGCCATATCAATACCCTGCAAATACTGAGCAACATTCTGCACACCAGCACCATACGCACCACTAACAGCCTCACCAGTCGGCAAACCACTAAGCAAACGCTCGTACGCTTGAACCGTAGGATCCTTACTAGCATCACGCAAACCAGCCAATTGACGCCTAAGCGTCTGAATCATAGGCCTAAACTGTTGCTGCTGACCACGCATATACCGCTGAAACTGTCCACGAGAAGGCGTCATAAACGCATCCATCCAACTCATATCCCCCGCCTTCGGAGGCTTATTCTCATCCCTCTTAGCCATAAAATAACCTCCTACTTTTTATACCAACCGGCACCAGCCGGTCCTTGCGGACGATACACCCACTTAACACCACCAGCACCAGTAAACGTCTGACCCGGCTTCTTCGCAGGAACATTACCCTTCGGAGTGCCCTTAGTCTTATACGCTCCCCTAGAACCAGCCGACAAAATACCACCAGCAACATTCTGGCCTTGACCAAAAACACTAGCCGCAGGTTCGGCAGCCTCCGCAGCAGCCTCGGCTTCTGGAGTTTGCGGAAGCGTACTCGCAGCAGCCCTAGCCGCCTCTTCCTGCGCCTTAGCCTCTGCCTGAGAAATCTGCAACCTCTGGAATGCTCCACCAATAGGAGCCATAGCCTCGCCAAGACCGGCCAAGAATTCTTGTTGCGCCTGACTAGTCTGAGTTGCTGTCTGAGTCTCAGCCAAACGCCTACGCTGCTCAGCCAAGCCTCCACGCAATCCAGCGGTACGAGACGCAAGCACAGCCTCAGCCTCCGCAGAAGCACCACCACGAGCAATCTCACCAAACACACCACTAGTGCCCATACGCAAACCACCCGCCAACTGTTGCAAGCGCGCCTGATCAATCCCACCAGTCGCCTTATCAAACAACACATTAGGATCAAAAGCACGCTGTGCGGCCTCAACACTATACTCGCCACCAACACCCGGAGCAGTAAAACCATACTGTCGAAGCAAAGCATTCTGAGTATTACGAGCCTGATTTAACGCATCCTGATACGCAACAGCAGCCTGACCAGCAGCACTAGTCAAATCAATACTACTCATCAGGTACTCGCCTTCTCAATATACTTATACCCAGTAATAGACGCAGCCCCAGCCGCAGTCAGTGTAGAGGTGACATCAGTCCACCCAGTAGGCACACTACCGGCAGCAGTCCGCCACATAATTACCATACCGGGTACGGCAACACGAGCATACAACTTATTATCAATATCGGTAATAAGCGCGTTAATGCTATTGTATCCTGCCGTGTCTGATCCGGCTAGTTGTAGGAAATTAAAGTTGTTTGTTGCCATGATTCACCTCCTTAAAGTTCTGCTGACATTTCAAAATAACCACTGGTACTACCATTTGAAAGTAAATGATAATACCCTCCAGCCGCAAGTCCAGTAGCCACATTAATAGTTACTGAAGATGTATGAATCCCTGCTTGATCTATACTAAGACTAGTAACGCTGCGTAAATTAACGCCATCCCAAAGAGCGCTCGTTCCAAGATTAACTGAAGGACCCGTACGCATAGCAACCGGATGCTGAATAAGCGCATTAGCCGCCGTACCACTAGTACCAATAGCAATACCAAAACGCTCATAAGCGGCACTGCCACCATACCTAAAATAATACCTTTGACATTTACGTAAAACATCCTCATATGGCTCAAATTCAAAATCAGTAATCGCACTAGCAGCCTCTAACTGAACACCCGTAATCTGCCAATAATTACTAGTAGCAGCACCAAGATTTGCCTGACTACTACTAACACGAGTGTTAGTTAAAGGATTTGTCGTCCAAGATGTATTAAGTGTACCAGATGTAAAATTACTACCTGCCGCTAAATAAAACCGAACATTCAAAGCACCAGTATTATCATTAGCAAACGCGCCACTAGTGTCAGCAGAAAAAATAATCGTCTTTTTCTCCCAAGTAGCGCTAGCATCAATCGTATAAGTCGAACTAATTTGTCTACTATTAGTATTATCCGCTAACCAAACCGTATACGTGCCAGTCTTATTAGACTTAACCCAAAACTGAAGAGCAAATTGCTTAGCGTCAGAAGTACCCTTACGAAACACTTGAAGATTTTGCCCTTCTAAAACAGTTTGAATAGAAGCCTCGTCGCCAGCAGCAGGACTAGCGTCTGCAACAGTACAATTTAACTTAAGAGACTTACGTAAACCGCTTCCAGTAGGCGCATCTACCTCCACACTTTGCGTCCACGTACCCAACGAAGTAAGAACAGTTTGCCACCTATCCGCAGTATTATAACTATTACCAGTAATATTAGTAACACTCGTACTACGCTGAGCAACCTGCATAGCACCATTAATTATAACATTACGATTATTAGCCGCACCAACACTTCCCTGTGCCCCTTGTGCTCCCTGAGCGCCTTGAGTCCCCTGAGGACCACTACTACCAGCACCAGTCTCAACCCAAAACGAATCATAATAAATAAATAACTGGCCCGTATCAGTATCATACCACCCATCCCCCTCACTAGGGGTAGAAGGAGCAGTAGCAGAAGCAGTAAATTTGCCTTGCGGTCCTTGACTTCCTTGCGCGCCTTGTGGTCCTTGTGTGCCCTGCGCGCCTGTCGCGCCTTGAGAACCCTGAGGACCCTGCGCACCAGTAGAACCTTGAGCGCCTGTAGCGCCTTGTGGACCAATATCCCCCTGAGGTCCTTGAAAACCTTGAGGCCCTTGACTACCTTGTGCCCCAGTAGCGCCTTGAGGCCCTTGAGGACCCTGAGAACCAGTAGCGCCAGTAGGACCTTGAGGACCCTCATTACCCTGAGGCCCTTGCGCGCCCTGACTGCCCTGTGCACCAGTAGCGCCAACATCACCCTGAGCGCCTTGAGGTCCCTGAGGACCAATATCGCCCTGAGGCCCTTCATTACCCTGCGCACCAGTAGCACCCTGCGCTCCTTGAGGACCAGTAGCACCCTGCGGACCAACAATCTGACCAACATTATTCCACTGAGAACCATCCCACACATACAAATCCCCATCAGCCTCAACAATCCAAGCATCATTAACTTGCTGCCCAGAAGACGGAAGATTGCCAACAGTAGCAACCGTGCCCTTAAAATCAATACTCGTACCCTCAGCGCCTTGCGGGCCTTGAGTACCCTGAGGTCCCTGAGGACCAGTAGCGCCTTGGTGTCCCTGAGGCCCCTGAGGGCCAGTATCTCCTTGTGCGCCCTGAAAACCCTGAGGACCCGTGTCTCCCTGAGAACCCTGAGGGCCTTGCGATCCTTGCGCACCAGTATCCCCCTGAGGGCCAATATTACCCTGAGGGCCTACCGCTCCTTGCGCGCCTTGAGCACCTTGAAACCCTTGAGGCCCAGTATCCCCTTGCGGTCCTTGACTTCCCGTAGCGCCCTGAGCGCCAGTAGAGCCTTGAGGACCAGCAACACCCTGAGCACCAGTTGCTCCTTGTGCACCCTGACTGCCCTGAGGTCCTTGCACACCAGTAGCACCAGTCGCACCCTGAGCGCCCTGAGCACCCTGATAACCCTGCGGACCTTGAGGCCCTTGACTACCCGTATTACCCTGAGGCCCTTGGCTTCCTTGAGAACCCTGACTACCCTGCGCTCCTTGAAAACCCTGCGGACCCTGAGGACCCTCCGGCAAACTAAAATCAAGAAGATTAACATCCATCAACGTATATGTAGAATCAATATACTCAGCCAACTCTTGAATACGCTGGGCAAGCAAAGACAGACTATCATCCCCATTAGGATAAGGAAAACCATAACTTGTAGTATAACTAACCGACATAAATCACCCCCTAAAGATAGTCTGTTCTAAACGATCAAGACGCTCAGCATCAGTCAAACCAGTCTCAATAAAAGCCGTAGAAGAACGATCAGCAAGAACCTGCTTAGCATATGAGTTAATCTCATTACGAATCAACTCAACAATATAACGCTGAAATGCTTGCTGACCAGCAGAACTAGTCAAATCAAAATCACGCATAATTATACCCTACTTGCCCGCATAGGCTTAAAGCCAATATTCCACGAATCAATCATAATAGTATGAGGCCTTTGAGCCTCTTGATAATTAGCAGGACGATACTTATTCATCTGATACAAACGAAAACCAGCAGACGGATAACGCCAACTAATCTTCTTACGACGACGAGTAAATTCAGCATCACTAATCTCATACCACGACGTATCAAGTCCTTCAACATTCTGCCACGTAGACCTATTAGGAGACAATTCCTTTGGCAACACAATATCCTCAAACTCGTTCCAAGAATACCCAGCCTCACCAAAAATCTCCCAATTAATATGACGCTTCTTCTCAATATCAATACGATCCTTATCCTCCATATCAACAACATCCATACGAATACCACCATCAAGAAGATAAAGATTAAGCATAATCTGCCTAAACCACTTTTTAAGTACCGGATCACCAACCGTAAAATGCTTTGTCTGAAGATAAAAATCAGGACCCTTAATATACACATCAGAATCCTTACCCGTATTCTCTACCAAACCAGCGTCAATACTAGTATCCTGCTCATTAGAAGTTTCAAGAATACTATCAACATCAATAGCACGCGGAAAAACACCAGTCACAGTAACGGTACCCGTACTTGCAACCTCAGCAATATTAGAAGCAGTCTTAGCATACGTAATCGTCGTAGTACCACTACCAACGCCACTAACAGTATACGAACCATCAAACGTAGAATCAATCCCAGCAACCGTAATACTACTACCATTAGGCACACCAGCAGCATCAAGCGTAAGCGTAGCCACATTAGACGTAAGACTCTTACGAATAACCTTAAACTCTGGATTAACAATATTAGACCCAGTAAGCGCCTTAATACCACTCTTAGCATCAATCTTTGTAGCACCACGAAAATCAAAATTACTAATCGTGGTAAGCGCATTCGTCGGAAGATAAATCGCAAACGTAATACCATCAGACTTACGAATCGGCCCCCAAACAAATTGCGTACCCGGATCGCCCCAACGATACGTAGGCGTACCAGTAACAATCTGCACAGTAGCCACTTGCGTTTTAGTAGCAGCCTGACTCATAACAATAGTATCAGAATCCGTAATACTAGAAACAGTAGTATTAGCAGGAATACCATCACCAAGAATCAAATCGCCCGTATTAATATCAGCCGTATTAATGGTCTGGCCCGCCAAGCCGCTCGCATCAGCACCCGTATACGATAACCCATCAAGCGTCGTACTAGTATTTGTCATACTAGCAGCAGAAAACGAGAAACCCTGCGCCCACACGGGCATAATACGACTTGTCGTAGTCGCAGTTGAATCATACAACGAAAAATAATCCCAATACACAGGCACATTATTCTCAACACGAAAATCATCGGGCGTAAAATCAGGATCCCAATCATCAGCCTCAAAATCAGCAATAGCAGGCGTAGTCTCAATACCCTCTGCGTACACCGGCTCATACCTAACAGGCTTAAATACAGAATCAAACGCCGTAAAATGCACAAACAAATAATCCTTATGCAAAAACGAATACACACGATCACTATTCACATCAAACGTACGCACACTATCCGTATAATACACGCCAAGATTAGCATCAGTAAGATTCCGAACACTAGCACCATCATAAAACAAAATACCAATACGACTAGCCCAGAATACACCACCACCATACTCAACAATACTCATTGAAGACAAGCAACCCTCAGGATACAACTCCTCAAGACTAAAATTAGCACGATAATTACCACGAATAATATATGTCTTATCAGAAGTAAAAACAACAAGACCAGTCGCACTGCCCGCCATACCACGCATCTCAGTAGAACCCGGAATAAGAATAGCATCAGGCGAATCAAACGACAAATCCACACCCTCACTATTATGATACGAACTAAACACAACACGATTCTGATCCTTACTATTGCCAGCATTACCAAACCACTGATAACCAGCATACGTAGCATTAAAAATACCAGCAAACTTATCCGCATCAGCATTACTAATAGTCGCAGACGGCACACTCAAATACGGCCAAGCAATATACTCATCAGCCTTCATAACCGTATTAGACTGCTTACTATGATACGAATTATCAATACCTACCTCACTATTACTAACATTCGCATCAACATCACCAATCCACTCATTATCCGCCGCACGATACAACGCCCAACGAGTACCACGAATACTACCACCAAGATCAGCAGCCTGAAAATGCCCCTCACCTTCAGTGCCAATAGCACCCGAAGTAACATTACCACCATTACCATCATAATTAATAAGACCACGCGAATGCGTATGAATATACGGACGAACATTCTTAAACTTAACACGCATATCAGTCTTACGCGCAGAATCAGCAGCACTAGCCTGAAAATGAAAACGAATAATATCCTTCTCTAAATCAACCTGACCAGACGTAACCGACTTAACCATACCAATATAATAATCCTGATACGCAGTACCACCAGCAGGATCATAATTAACATACACAAACATACCCGGCGTAATCGAAGACGCATCAAACGTGCCCGTCAAAATATTAGTATACGACGTATTCGTACTAGTACCAGTAGTACCAAAAGCAACACCAGTAACCAACTGCTCAGTACCATGCCCACCATACCAATAATACTGATAATACTCATTAGCACTAGCAGCAGGCTTATACGACTCTAAAAACGATAACCACATACCACCATTACTAGCCTGCTTACAATCAAAAATAGTTTCCTGAGGAATAGCCTCAAGCGTAGCAGAACCAGTCTGACGAAAATCCTCATCATACAAAAGCAAACGAGTAGCACTAGACGTAGACAAAACCATACCAGCAATACGCTCACCAGTAGGATTCAACGTAGAAACAAGCGAAACAACACGCTCATCCTTCGTACTAGGATACGACACAACAGGAATCGTAGCATTATTATACACTGGAAAAAACTCAAACGGCGCACGACGACGCAAATACCCAACACGATCAAACAACACATCCTGCGCCCAACGCACAAACGACTCAGGAATAAAAGAGCCGGGAGCAGCCTGATTCAAACCATCAGGCGCACCAACCTGATTAACAAAAGTCAACGACAAGGCCACTCACCCCCTCTGATCAATAAGCCCAATCATACGAATCCGACAACGTATGAATCGTATCAGTACGATCATACTGATTCATCCACACATCATTACGCATCTGCTGATACCGCGACTCAAAAATATTCTGAAACGCAGCAGCCTGCGGATCATCATTAACAAGAAACGACTTCACAAGCGCACCATACAATACAACACTATGATGACGAGCAGGAATAAACCACGCACCAGTACCAGTCGTACTTGTCGCAGCCACAGGCAACTGAAGAAAATACAAACGATACGTCGTATCACCACTAGCAGCAGGATACAAATACATATCATCACCAACAAAATAATACCGCGTCGGCGTACTCGTATCATTCACCAACCGATAATTCTTCTCAATAACATCCCCACGCTCAGGCGTCATAACAATATCATTAGACGTATCAACAAACGACAACACACTATTGACATTATACTCAGTATAAGGAATAAGCACAGGATTCGTCAACGAATTATCCAACTGATTATTACTCGTCCGAACCTTAAACGACGACCCACTCGTAACCTGCGACACACCACTAGGTACAATAAACGAAACCAACTTCTCCAAAAAAGGCCAAGGCTCACGAGTAACAATATCAAAATACGACTCGTTCAGAAGCGTCAACTTCTGCGAATCCTCAAAATCCTCAAAACCATACAAATCCATCTCATCATACAACTCATCCAACGTCACTCGCCTCACCCCCCTTCGGAATATCAGCAGTAATAAACTCTTTAACAACCGGCGACTTACCATGTTTACGGAGAAAATGCTCAACAACCTCAGCAGACTCCTCAGTAGCCTCATCAGCCTTATCACGAAACTGCTTCTTAAAAGCCTCCTGAGAAGCAATAATCTCATCATAAATCTGCCAACCATGCCTCTTCGTATCCGACCTATGAATAAGCCGCATAACCTCATCAACAGGCGGCAACTCACTACCAAACCCAATAACAGGATACGGCGGCTCAGGACGAGGCATCATAATATACACACACCAATCCCGCGTATCAGCATTACGAGCAAAAAACAAACGCTCATCATACTCGCGCACAGCACGATCAATACGCAACTCATCAAACGACTTCTCACCCTGACCCGGAATATAAATATTACTCATCAACAATCCCACGCCCTCAAACTCTTATTAATACGACTATTAGGATCATTTGCAGTCTTAGCACTCGTCAAACGCTTCTTCATACCCTGCATACGAGCACAAAAACTACGCCTACGCGCAGCAGCAGACTTCGACTTCTTAGCCTGCGCCATCTTAACCGGAGGCTTCAAACCCGGTTTACCCGGATTAGCCCGATTATACGACGCACGACCAGCCGCATTCAAACCACCAGCAGGATTCTTACCAGCCTTACGCTGCCAAGCAGGAGACTTAGCCATAACTACCCCCTCCTACGAAAATAAAACCTACGAAGCCTATGCTTCCAATGAGCAAAACCACTCATCGCTTCTTACGCTTCATCTTATTATACGTCGCGTTCGCAATAGCCCAAACCTTACCCTTAGGCCACTTCGGGTTATCGCGCTCAAGCGCCGCAACAATCTCTTCAACCTTCTTAGGCATATCAACCCCTCCTAGCCGCTCTACCAGCAGCCTTAGCCGCCTTAGTATTAGGAACAAACTGCTTACCAGCCCGATCACCAGCCAACTTAGCACGATTCGTAGCCGCCTTCTGAGCGGGAGTCAACCGTTTCCAAGCCGCATCAGGCAAATACCGCGTAGTGCCGCCCTTGCGCTTAGCAGGCTTACTGTCACTAGTCCGCCACTTCTCACTAGTCCACTTAGATAAACTCTGCTGAGCCTTAGTCTTAGGGCCAGAATACCTACCACCAGCCTTCTTATAGCGAAGCGTTGCCAACTGAGCCTTACGAGCACTCCACTCACCCGGATCACCGCCCTTACTACCAGCCTTAACACTAGCAACAATACGCTTCCACATCTTCTCATTCGTCCGACCCATGCAACACCTCCCCTCATGTTAGAATAGGGAGGGGCCGAAGCCCCTCCCTACCATAATTACACGCCAGCGTCAGCCGCGCCATCCACCGTGATCCCGTAAAGCACCGCATGATTGCTGCGCTTCGTAAGACCAAGGTTCATGTAGCGGGTCATGACCGCCTCAAAAGCATCAAAGCCCGACACCTGACGAAGCGTCTGCCCGTCAGCGTCAAGGAAATGCCAATCCTGATCCGAGAAAACCTTGACAGAATTCTCATCAAGCATATAGATACGACCATACGGAGCATCAATGTCCGAGATGATCGGCATCCCGCCGTACTCAAGGACCTTGAAGCCCGCCGAGTACGTCAACGACTCAGGGTTCGTGTACCGAACCGAGTCCTCCAACTGCATATAAATCTCGCGCTGAACACCCAGCGACGTGACCATAACAGTCGGCGCCCCACCCTCAAGGCGGATCAGGTTCATACCCTTCTGAAGGTCCTCAAGACCAGTAGCAAGAGCACCATTCACGTTGATACGCTTGTTATCCCACCACGTCTTCGTAGCCGGATTGATCTCGCCCACGTACTCCTGCCCAACGGACACGAGCCGCTTCAGACCATCAATCTCCGCCGACCACGAACCAGTACCGCTGGTCCCGTTGTCAACACCAACACCAGCGCGGCGAACCGCATCCGAACCAGTGGTGGAAATGCTAGAATCAATAGTGATCGTAGCATTAGTGTAATCAACAGCAGTGATCTCAGCACCGGCAACCTTGCCATTAACATCAGCGTTCGTGCCAATGTCAACAAGCATACCGACATACAACTGGCCCTTGCGGATGGCCTCCTTACCAGAAGCCGTATCAAGCACAATGGTCGTGGACGAAGAAGTCGTACCGCACTCAGCGATAATACCGTCACCCTTACCATACACCTGACGCGCAAGATCCTTCTTCAGATCGTTGCGAATACCGTCCAACTCAGACTTAAGAGCCTGAAGGAAGGCGCCAGCCTCATTCTTGGTCTTAGCCATCGACGGGCCAGTCACGCGGACGCGACCATACAGGTACTTCAGGTCGTAAACGGCCTTATCGTAATCCTGATTGCCAGCCGTCGGCAGAGCGGCATCCTCAGCGCGAGCGCCAATACCACCAGACCGCGACACATGAAGCGGAACATACGCCCGCTTACCCACCAGATCCTCAGCCTTCGACTCAAGACGAGACAGAAGCAGGACCTCATTATTCAACTGCTCAGCAACCGGCCCAAGGTAATACTCCTTGAGAATATCGCTAAGCGTAGTAAGATTAGCACCAGCCATTCTTACAACACCCCCTTATTAGGAAATGTTACGAATAGCCTCCATAGCCGCCTTATGCGCATCCTCCAGATTCTTAAAGCCCGGACTAGGCATACTAGACGGAGTAGTCGGAGCCGGAGTAGCACCATGCGGAACCTGCTTCGTCTGCAAATACGAACCAAGCAAATGCTGCTGCAAAGCATGATACTGCTCAGCAGCCGCCATCAAATCCCCATCATGCGCATACGCAAGAGAATAAATAGCCTCCATATCCGAATCAGTATAATGCGGATTAGAAGTCTTAATAGTATTCTCCATAACCTCCAACTCTTCCAACGACTCTTGCTGAGCCTGCATAGCAAGCATCTCCTCACGGAACGCTCGCATCTCCTGCAACTCAGCCGCCAACTGCGGCGGAAGCCCCTCGTAACTAACGTCATTATTCTCAGAAGTAGTCTCTACGTCAGGCTGGCTAACGCCGGGTACTCCCACATTCTGCTGAATCTGAGCCGCAATCTGCCTAGCAAACTCCGGGTTAGTATTCAACTCTTGTAAGAATCCGACCGCTTGTAGCGCAACATCAGGATCCACCTCTGCTTCAGAGAACGCCTCATACTGACGACGCAACTCTGCAATCTCCTGAGTCTTACGAGTATAATCAGCCTGCATAGACTTATATACCGCCTGCATATCCTCAGGAAGAACGTTGGGATCAAAACCAGTAAAGGATTCAGCCTCAGGCTGATTGTCCTCCACAATCGGCTCATCCACAACGGGCGCCGAATTCTCCGGCATCTCATCCGGCAACTCAGCCGACAGCGCCTCTAAAGCGCCATCCATATCAATACCACTCATGGTATCCTCCTATAACACTACGAGTCCCATTATTGGGTTGCTCGCTAATCATTCACAATAACACTCTCAGCAGTAATCTCAACAACCTCACTAGCACGATCCTCAGCCGCACTAACAAGACTATCAGCAAAACCACCCATAAGTTCCTTCATCTCCTCCTTCGTAGGAAGAGTATGCACAGTCTCAGTACGCTTCGTCGCAAGACCCTGAGCCAAACGAATCTTATCATCCATAATACCAACAACCGTAGCAAGCGTACCCAACTGTTTAATCTCAGCCTCAGGAATCAACTCCTCCAACTTCTTCATAGCCTGCTCGCGCACACTAGACGCATGATGCACAAACTCGTACGCATTAGCACGAATCTTATCATCAAGCCTCTCAGGAGGACCATCCTTCTCCCACTGCTTCACCCAATACGCAATCGTCGTATGACCAATCCCACACTGACGAGCAGTAGCACGAATATTCTTATCATTACTAATCCAAATCACATAAGCGGCAGCCTTATCCTCATCTGTCCACTCAGTTCTCTTACTCACCACGCACCGTCCTCATAGCCAACTCTTGCGCCATCTTCTGATCCGCCTCAGCCTGATTCTGCTGCAACTTCTGCAACAACTCCAACTGGTACTGATCCATCGCACCAGCCGTACCCTCACCAGCATTCGGCTTATCCTTATTATCAATAACCACAGTATCAAGCGGCGGCTCCAACAACTCCTGCGGAGTAACATTATCAACACCAGCCTGATTAAGAATCTTAGAACCAGTAGTAGGCCCAACAGCACCACGCAACTGAAGCGACACACGCGGCGCCTCGCCCTGCGGCGACTGCTCAGCCTGCAACGCCGCCTGCGTAAACTCGTAATGCTTATAGAATTGGTCCTTAATCATCTGCGGAAGCGTCTCAAACTCGGCACTCTTCATAAACTGTGAATGAACCTCCAAATGCACAGCCTTATTCTCAAACGCCAACGGTTGCAAACCAGCCTCAACACTCTGCTGCAACAACATAGGATCAATCTCGCCACCTTGCATAATACTCATAGCAAGAGCATCCTGAGCCTGCTTAGCCGCCTGATCATTCACAATACCACCATCAAGCAACTTATCATGCTCCCGCATAGCCTGCTCCTCATCAGCCTCAAACTGCATCTGCAAACCCTTAAAATCGGCCATATCAAGATACTTATACGCCTTCGTAGGCGACAAAATACCCATCTGCAACAACTGCAACACACGAGCCTGACGACCAGCACGAGTACGCGGAAGACCAGAACCAGCCTCAACCTTCACCTGCACACCCTTAATAAGATCCGCATCCTCAAACCGCTCAACCTTAGGCTTAGACCCAGAACCAGTAATAATCATCGTACGAGGCTCAGTATAATACTCCTGAGCCAACTGCAACATAAGATTACCACACCGCTCCAACGCCTTCTCCATAAGCATAATCTGAGGCGCAAGCCTATCAGTAGCCGCCTCCTGAAGCAGATCAATAGCAACACCCGCCTCAACATTCGGAGGAACACTACCCTCCACAATCTCATTCAAACCAAACGTATCCTTCAACCGAGCACCCAAATCCTGCAAATGCTCAAACACATACGGCGGCAACGACGGAATCGGAATAGACTCCGGCACCTTACCAGCCACAGGATTATACTCAAAAATAGCCCCCGGCTCATCAGTAATACGCTGCCGCAAAGAACCCACCGGAGCCAACATCTGCGGCTTCAACGTCAAATTCTTATACTCAATCATCTGCGACAACGTACGATTCAACTCCTTCTGAAGCGGAATCGCCTGCTCAACCACCGACGAATCCCACAACTGCCCCGGCACACGCATACCCGGAAACTTCACAAGAGGCAACTGCTCAAACGGATACGGCCAAGGAGCATCATACAACACAATCGAAGGATCCTTAGTAAACACCACAAACCTACCACTAGGATTCTTAGCCGACGGCAAAAAATACCCATAATACACAACACGCACATTATCCTGCGTCTTCGCATCAGTATTACCAAACACGCCCGGAAGCGTCTCATCAGGATACTTATTCACAGCATTTGGCTTCAACCGAACACCATACCGCGACATAATCTCATCACTCGTCATAGGATGCTTACAAAACGCATACTCACAATCCTCAAACACCGAAGCAGAATCATCAAGAAGCACATCAAACGGCGACATAACATCAACCTTAATCTCGCCCTGATAAATCATCTTCTCAAACTCGTCAGAATCAATACCAGCAGCCTCAAGATTCTTATCAAAAAAGTAACGAACCATCGGATCAACAATAGGATTACCAGCCGGATCAAGCATAACCTTCATACCCGGACCAGCCTTATCATCCCACGTAATCTTCCAAAACCCATTACCACAAATAATACTCCACATCATCGCCTCTTCCCGCTTCTCAGTAAGACTAAACTGGTCCCACCAATAATCAAGAAGATTCTCAGCGACCTCAGTAGCCTTCTGAGCCTCATACGACGCCTGACCCGGCGTAGCAAAAAACTGTGGCTTAGACTTCACAAGCCTACTAAGAAGACTCTGCGTATTCGGAGCAATCTGATTCGACACAAGCCGCACACGATAACGAGGCTTATCACCATCCTCAACAGGCAGCGCCTCAATACGCCGCGACTTACGATTATAAAACACATACTGCTTACCCTTATAAAACGACAGATTCAACTTCCACTGTCGCTCCATCAACTCGCGCTGACGCTGCAACTCTTCCACGCGCTTAACGAGACTAGCCGCCGAAGCAAAACCAGTAGGAATATCCTCTACATACTGCGCACTAGTATCGTCCACACGCGCCTCCTTTAATTAAACTCCAAATCTGTAGGAGTCAAACCCGTCTTAGCAAGAATCTCATTATACTCAAACGGAGTAATAATACCCTGATTCAACGCCCAATCCGCGTCCTGCTCCTCCTCACTTACCCTTAGCATTCCCAGAGGCACGTCGCTTAGCGGGCTTGCTCCCTCCAGCCTTAACCGCTCCAACCTCAACCTCTCCTCCTCCAACGCTAGCATCCGCTCCGTCCACGACCTCTGCGTCTCCAGAATCTCCCGCATCACGCTTAGTAAGAGTGTATCCTGCTTGTTCCGCCAACCAAACAATCGTCGCCTCCTTCAGCAAACGAGTCTTAGAATGCCCCAAATACGGCGTACGCTTATTACGAATACCCGTATCAAACACGCGCTCACCCGGAATAATACGCTCACCCGTCAAAGAATCAGCAGCATTACCACGCAACTCAACAAAACCAGTCATCACCAAATACTCCCCATAAACTCGTCAACAAAACGATCCTCTTTACGATTCCCCGGCCTATCAGCAAGCACCCAATCAGGCACCGCACTCTCAACAGGCACAGGATCAACAAAATCACCAATCAACGCACCAGCAGTACGAAGCGCAATCTCCATACTATCCAAACAGTCATCAGCAGGAGTACGAGCAGAAGAATCATAATCCACCCACTCCTGAATAAAATCAGTCTGCTCCTTCCGAATCTTCACCTTACCAATCCGAAACAACGGACTCATAGCAAGAATACGCTCCCACTTCTTACCCTTAGCAAACAAAGGAACAACCGGCGGCATCGTTTGCAGCCTCTCAGCCTGCTGCACTAGAGCCGCCTGATAAGCATTAGACTCAATACCAATAATATCAGGCTTATACTTAATATGATACTCCTCAATCTTGAGAAGTTGTTCCGCAAATGGGATTCGCGCCGCATACTGCTCTAGTAGAAACACTTCGTTAGAGTCTGAAACCCCAATAACAGTAATCACAAACCTGTCAGCATTCGCCGAGAGGCTGATTGCCGGGTCAACTCCCATGTATTTACGCAGTTTAAGCGGTTTACCCTCTAAATCAACAAGATCTTCGCTTGTATAATAGTGAAGCCAGTCCCCGGCTAGGTCTTTGCCTGCCATACTGTCAAAACTCGCCATATACTCTTGTGCGAATAGCAGCGGGTGATATCTAGACTTCACATATTCCCATTCCTCGCGCCTAAAGTATGGATTATCAATTGATCGGTACTCTACACGACTATTATTCTTATCGTTACGCGACTCGTCAGAGAAAAACTCCTCATAAAACCAGTTCTTCTGATTAGGCGTCGTCGTTGTAATAAGCAATCCTTGCTTATCCGAGAGCGATGGGCGAATAACGCCCCACGCCTCGTCTGTTTTAATGAACGCGGCCTCATCCATCCAGAGAATATCCAAGCCAGCACCGCGAAGAGACTGTGGATCCTCAGCAGACTTAAACTCTACCAGTGATCCATTCTCAAATTCAAAGCGCAAACCACCCTTATTCTCTTTAACTTCCTTACCAATCGTCAATCCAGCCTTAATACAAGCATCACGAAACGTAAGGTATGATGGTCGGCCCACCTTATACGACGCGGAGAGCGCCCACACCCACAAAGGCGTCTCAACATTCTTCTTACCATGCGCATCCATATGAAACTGGGAGGGGTGTAAACAATAAAATAACACTTCCCACGCCGCAGATAGCGTTTTCCCGCCGCGACGACCAGCCACAAGATGCCTAAACCGAGTAAGAATCTTATCGTTCTTATCCGTATGAAACAACACCTGATAATAATGCGGCGCATAACCCTTAGATAAGAACCAGCCCATCTTCTCAGGAAACTCTAGAATCGTAGCCTCAAGCGTCTTAGCAGACAACTTCTTCGAATCATACGAATAATTACCCACAAGAGCCTCCTAATGCGGCCTCCGATTATTACAAACCCCACACCGCGCCATATAATGCGCATTCTCAGCATTACACTTCATACACAACCACGGCTCCTTAGGCACATCTACCTTACGAACACGAGGCTGAACATTAGAATTAAACATAAATTACCTCAAATAGAATTTCTAAAACCATAAGTACGTATAGTACCCGTCATGTTTCCAGAGCCTACAAAAAAAGTAAAACCAGCATATGCTGTTGCTTGATTATGATCTCCCCAACTAAACTCAGCGAGCGTACCAGTATTTCTTTGCTGACTAGATTGCATTGAAGTTTGCACAGCCGCAGAAGCACCAAAAAGATTAATAAGCATAGAATGCCGACCATTAGTATCGTTAGCCCCCACTCTCCAACCACCTGTACCACTTGTAGCACCACCACTAATAGTGGTTGAATTAGCAAATAATTCTTGCCAAGCATACGTACCAGAAGCATCAGACGGCGTACTAGTTCTTAATCGCAAACCAAAAGTAGAACCACCAGCACTAGAACTACACCTAACACGAATCATATAATCATCAAAATCAGAAGAAAAAACATTATCAATATTAACACTAGAAGTAGCAGATAAAGTAGTAGAATCTAATAATACCATAGCAGGCGGCGTATCTAAATCAACAATATTTTTCCAACTAGAACCATTATATACAAGTACCCTATTAGTATCCGTCTCATAAATCATCCTACCCTCACCCGGCGCACTAGGACGAGTAGAAGAAGTACAAACACTATACGCAGCACTACTCGTAAGAATATTCCACACACTATTCTGATACACCCACGTCGTATCACCAACAGTAAACGTTTGACCATTAGTAGGAGAATTAGGAAAATCAATAGCCATAACCGCTCCTAAGCACTAAACTCGTACAACGGCGACACAAACAACGCGCGATTCTGAATATCAAAACCGCCAGCATCACGCTTAACAACATACGTAATAGTATTAGAACCAGCATTAAGCGTAAACTGTCCCGCAGCATTAACCTCACCAGTATCATACACACTACTCGCGGCCAAACGAGCATGATTAGCCTGAGGCAACGCATCAGGACTAATCGTCGTAGCACCACTTACATCAACACCAACCCAAACATTATACACAGGCGCCGACAATAACCACAACCTAGCCTGAACAAGAAACGAACACAACCACTTCTTACCCGTAGGAACAGTAATAGTCACACTCTTAGTAGTCATAAGACCCGTAGAAGAAACCCACGTATTCGCCGTAGGCGTCAACGGCCCCCCATACCAAGCCTGATCGTTAACACTCTTCGACTCAGTATGAGACAATGTAGACAACAACGCCTTATCACTCACACCACCAGCATTATCCAAATCATGCAACTCAACCCACGCAGAACCAGAATACACAAACACCTTCTGCGTATCAGTCTCATAAATCATCGTACCCTCAGCAATACCCGTCGGCCGAGTAGACGACGTACACACAACATGACCAAACTTAATCGAATCAAAATTATCCCGGACATAGGTATTCCAATCCGAAGCAAGCAACTCACTCGTACCAGCAGTCTGCGTAGGTACCGCATCCATATTCGCGTAAGACATAAACACCCCCTCCGGTGCATAGAAAACAAGCCCTCATATATACTAACGTAAAAAGTCACACAAATCGGAAATAGAAATCACAATCTTAACAAACACTTAACAT